GCATGTGGATCATATAGGACAAATCTTCCGCGCTTAATGCGTGGGTAGGTGTTTGCAGAACGATGTCATTCTGAAATGATCTCTTGTCATCTGCTACCAAGCCGGGAACGGGTGTACGTGCGGGCGCGGATTTCATAGCCGCCTCGATTTCTTTCTTAACCTGTGCGATTGTCAACCCCTGAGGTTGCACGGGCGCGGCTTTCGCCATCACAGGCGCGGTAACGGGCGGCGTTTTCGCTGCCACGTCTTCGGTTGCCATAACGGCATCGTCCTCAAGTTCCCCGACATCAGGCGGGGGTACTGAACCAATCCCAGCGGATTCTAATTCCTTAGCTGCCGCGATGATTTGTTCAGGGTTGAGGCCAGCACTTTCGAGTGCCTCAATTACAGTACCCATTTTTACACTCATCTTTCGTTGTGATTTTTCGGATTTGATTGAAACATGTACACTGTCTACAGGTGCGGTCTCATCATCCCCTTTAGCACTTGGCTCTTTGGGCGATTCGACTTCTTCTATTTCGAGTGCGGAAATTGCAGATTTAATAGCGCTGACCGATGTTCGCTTTGGTTCGGATGGCGTACGTGTAAGACTTGCCTCAACAACAGGCCAACGTTTGATACACCCATCAGGCGTTACTTCAACTAAATTAGGAGCGCTGCCGGAAGACCAACCAAGTTTACCGGCGCGTACCATGTCGTAGGCTTTGCGAGCATAAGCCCTTATTTGTGGGTCTTCGTGGTTGATGTCGAGCATGGCCTCAGCGTAAAGGCCGTTCTCGTCGGGGGTGATTTTATATACAACCCCAATCTTAGTGGCCTTAATATCACTCAAGCCATGATGATAGAGAACAGGTCGCACAGGATAATAATCTAAAGCGTAATCAGTGTTTGGCAGGAAGTATTCGCCGCCGCTATCCCGCTGGCTAGGCGAACCGTAGGCAACGAGATACCCACCTATCTTTCCGTCACCATTAACACCGATAGCCTTGATTGCACCACCCGTAAAGTAAGCGTGTTCGTTGGGTGGTGATAATTTCAACAACGCTTCTTGTGATATACCATCCCCGATAGGTGCAATCGAATTTGCCGCCGCGTTGTCGGGCGTTGTCAGTATTTCCATAGTTGTTGTCCTATTGTTTACAGAAGCGCAGCGCGTACCGCTTGCCCGAATGCCGTTTGCGCTACCGCGTTCAACTTGGCAGCGTTGTTATCGAGGTCGTCTTGAAGCGGTGTCCATGTACCCTGATGGTAATGAGACTGCCCCTCGTCCGGTGTGCCGATGACGTAAACTGCCGCCGGGTAATTCGAACCGATAACCACGTCAACGCTTGTAGATGTCAGGTTGCGGATGTCGGATGTAATCGAGCGCCCTAGTTGACCTGTGCGGCGATAAGGAACTTTGCCATTAGCCACCAGCGCCATGACTTTACGCTGTTGTTTCAGGCTCTTGAACTTGCTTTGATAAGTCTCACCTTTGGCGTTCGTTCGTGTGTAGTATTTCTCTAACGGCTTCCCGCTGGCTATCGGATACTCGCTGACCACGCTCTCGGCAGCCACGCCAACGGCTTTCCCGGTGAACGCTAGGATACCTGCGAGACTGTTATCCGATAGCCCCGCAATCATGTTGCTAAAGACTTGGATAGCATCACTCATGCGAACGTGCTTTCATCGACTATGGGTTTTGCAAAGCATCTGCAATTTGGATGTAGCGGAATATTCACAAACTCTCCGTTATGTTCCCATCCCTGCCCTACTGTACCGATAGCGCCATACAAGTCCTTACAACTAGGACAGACAAGACTATCACGCACAGTCATCCAGCGAATCTTCGTCACACCGACATTTGCCCACCGGGTTTGAGCGCCTTCGTTAAAAATGCGCGTACTCTCGGTAGCGGCTATCATGTCCGCACGAACGGGGTTATTGAATATCGGTTCGAGCAACTTCCGTAAGTCGGCTACGCTGCCGCCGCTGGCTACCCATTCGCTGACGGCTTTCTGCACAAGTTTTGTGGTTTCAGCGTCAAGGTTCTTAATCAGCTTATACGTGTAAACCTGCGCGAACTCGTGCGCTTCCTTCGCTAACAGATTCCAGTCTACATTTAGCGTGATGTCGGCTTTGATGGCCTTCTCAGGATTAGCGGGTTTGTTCTTAAGGAGCGCTTGGTTAGCCGCACCCATACCCGCATAAATACTCTGCGAGACCACACCCGGCTTCTCTGATGTACCAAGCCATTTCTCCATTAACGCATTATGTAACCCTTCAAGGGCATGGTTGAGTTGATCTGCTGCGTTGCCACCGCTGATATGCGCTTCGACAGCTGCAAACGCGGGCTGCATGTAATCGGAGAGCCACTCGTTACCGAGCTTTTGCATGAGCGCGTCATACTCGCCCCAATAAGCGGTGTATTCTTCGGGGGTAGCGTAGTAGTCTTTATCATCTTCAGGCGGCGGAACTAAGTTTTTTTTTAGGCTTTCGCCCGCGTTATCGAATACCGTTTTCAGTGCTGTCTTGTCCATATCGAACCGCAAACCACTGCGAACGAGGCTCTCGGTATCCTTCGGTAACGAGTAGCAGACGAACATCGCGGCCTTCTGTGCGCCACCGTTCATGGCTTTCTTTTTCCATGCCGCCAACTCGTCAAGTGCCGACGGTTGCGGGATAGTTGGAACTATCGGCTCAATCTTAACGATAGCAGTTTCCTGTGTACTGAGTTCAGCTTTCGCCGCTGGCTTGACGGCACTATCGCCGCCGTTCGTCGGTGCGCCTACAGCGGGCGCTTTCGGAACGGGTAACGCGCCGTTATCGACTTTGGGCGCGGCCTGCGGCTGCGCTGGTTGCTGTGCGACCTGTTGACCCGGTATCAGCAACCCCGGCTGCGGCTGCGTGAACGCCTGCCCTGCTTGGCTTACGGGGACGATGTTTACCCCTTGCGGGATGTAAAGCACATCTTCGCCCGGAAGCGGCGCTTTACCGCTTTCGCGTCGGTATTCGTCGCGGGTTATCCCGCCAGCGAGTAAACGCTGGTTGCTGACGTTACTCTTTACGCTTTCGTCTTCGATGAGCGCCTTGACATCGGTGAAATCCGATTTCACGGTGAAATCGCCGCTGTCATCGAAGTACGGTAACACGGCTTCAGTGAGCCAGTTATCCAACTCCTCGCATTCGGGGATAATCGTTTCTTCGTACAGTGACCGCCGCTGTTCCGGTGCGCTCTGATAGTTGGCATCATCCCACGCCCCGGCAACCGATAACGGGACACCGAAGCGGGCGCAGATTTCGCGGCGCATACTCTCGCGGATTTCAACGTCATCACGCGAGGGTGATTTCTGCATTTCGACTACTTCTTTGATGACGTGCGGCACAACCACAGGCCGCCCCGCGTTAGCTGGCCCTTGTAGGTTGGCTTTCCAGTAATCCATAAATGCCTTCGCCGCCGATTCCTGTAAATCGACTTCAGGCAGCAGCATGATACCGGGGCGGGCATCGTTGGCAAAGAAGGCTTTCGTATACCGCGACACGTCTTTGTCGATACCGATTTCGAGTAAGATCGTATCCAGTGGCGATTGCCCGCGCAGGTCGTTAAACCAGTTCGGTATCATAAAGTGTGCAAGGTCTTCGGGCGCGAACGTTAACGGCAATCCGCCCGTTATCGGCGAATAGCTGTAACTGTAGATAAAGCCCGCGCCCTGCTGCACATTCATACCGAGATTATTCAGCCACTTCAGATCAGACTTATAACCAAAGTCATTGGTGAGAGGCCATAGAAACACCTCGCCATAGACACATTTGCTACGTTCCCATAGACTATAGATGTTCTGCCCCTGCTGACGCGCCCGCCGGATCGCAATCGCAAACGGGTGATTGTAAACAGGCTTGCCCGTTTTCTTGTCGATAACCTCACGTTTGATACGAGCCACCGCGCTTTCGCGGATTTCGATGCAGCGGGCAACCCACACGCTGACCGTACTCGCGTAAGCATAACCGACGGGGTTCGCCTGTATCGGGACATCGTTGTAGGGTGATGCCAGACCGCCGCTGTATTCTGTACTACCCCACCCACCGATAAACCCCGATTTCACCGCAATCGGATTCAGGTCGCCGTTACCGTTAAGCATGTAAGCCAACGGGGTACTCATAGCAGGTGTAGGATCGCCATAAGGCGTGGACTTAATGCGTGGCGGGAAACGCCCGATTGTCTTGCTATCGTAGTTTTCAGCCACGTAAGTTTATCCCAAAATATATGGCATATTGAGAATGCCAGAAATGGCAGCTTTCCAAGCCAATGCAGTACCCATCACAGTATCATCATGCATACCTTCGGGTGCGCTGTATTGACTGCGGCCTGTGGTCGGGCTGACCTTGCGTTCATAGGCCATAAGTTCGCCCTTTAAGACAGGGTGATTGAGTACAGTAATTTCTTTACGATCAAACGCCAGTACAAGCGATTCAATTAGTGGGGGCTTGGTTATGGCAGTTGTTTCAAATTTGCGAACGGGTAAGCCCTCGCGTTGTAGCGCTTCTATGTTCGGGCTGCCGATACTATTGCTCTCAGCAAAAATAATTTCGGGCTTATAAAGTTGATACAGCGTCATTAAACGCCCTCGCTGTAAAGCCCAATCGACACCATTAAACCGATCCAGCGCAACCAACTGATGCGTTGTTACGTCGATTACAGCCACAACCGTGTAATCGTGAGACATTGCCCAATCGACACCGAAAACGTAACGATGATCGACTATCGGTGGGATACCGAGAATATACGGCGCAGTCGCGATAACGGGTATCGTGGCGCAGTCGTCAATGTAACGAAATACCGCGCCCTGACCTTCCAAGAACTTAGCGAGTATTTCCTGCTGATAATCTTCCTCTGTCATATCCGAGATAAGTGCGTCTAGTGCCGACTTACTCAAATGTGGGTTTTCGAGTGTGCTAAAGTTCCACGCTTTCCAGCGTTCAGAGGTATCGCTGATCGCGTTCGTATATAGTTCAAAGAACCAGTTACGCCGTTTCGGTGTACTGTAAAACTCTGCTACGCCATCACGAGCAACCAGCATCGGCATACCAACCTTACGCCATGCGTCGGGGTCAAGGAATGCACATTCGTCTAAGATAAGCTTATCCACATTGCCACCGCGCAAAGCATCGAGGTTACTACCCGTCTTAATGCGGATTTGACCACCTTTATAGCGCAAAATACGGCGGCTTTCGTTCTTATAAAAGCCGGGTGTCTTAATTAAGGGCGCTAACCATGTTGTCACGTAATCCCAAAACAGGTCGCTTTGATCCTGTGACGTGCTGCTGATATGCACATGCGCCCCGTCTAACATCCCGCGCCCGCCGTAATCCTTGCCACCGATTGCGCTCATGCTGGCGGTCATCGTCTTGCCGACATGACGGCCTGCACAAATTACCTTGCGAGTAGCAGGGAAGTTCAGGATTTCAGATTGCAGTGTGTAGGCGTTGGGTAAATCAATTGAAACGGCAGCTACTTTTTGTTTAAGCCTATCCGCTTTCTCCCGCATTAACGCTTGATACGATGATGCCGGAAGTAAGTTCTTGAGCAATCTCATACCCTAATTCAGCTTCTATTTCAGCGGGCGTTATCTTGCCCTCTTGAAGCAACTTGATAATATCTGTACGCCAATCCTCTTGGCGTACACGGTCAATCAGCAAACTATGGAACTTCGCTAACGTTTTCAGGGCATCGAGGCGATCATACATCTCGATTTCGGTTTCAACGATTTCGCGTTCACTGCCGTCTTTTTCGGTAATCGTCGTTACTTTATCCTTGAATCGTTTAATGATGTGTGACTTACCACGCCGCTTGGCTTCCATCTGATCAATGCCGCCCACCGAGTTAAGAGCGTCCGCGATGTCACCGCGTGCGATGTCGGTTAAATGTATCAAGACTTCGTTAGCCGACATTGTGAAAGACTTAAGGCGATTGTCAATCTCACGTAATACCTTAGCATTTCTTAGCAGACGATTCGCTTGAACGGCTAAGGTTGCGTCATCACCAGCGTATTCAGCTAAACGTGCCGCTTCAGTCCCATTCATGCAAGTGATGTAATGGTTTACAAACGACAACATTTGTACATCTAAGAACTCGTTGTCTATGACCTCGATAACTTGCGGTTTCGTTTTCGGCTTACGTTTTGGAACAGGCTTCGTTTTTCGCGCTGCCATTACAGCGTCCCCGTCGTACTGACCTGAAACAGATTGCGGCTAAAGAATATCGACTGCCCTAGCGCGTTCAAGCCCTGCAACCCATAGAACCAGTTACCGCCCTCCGCGTTATCGTAGGGAACGAAAACGGTCAGCACGTATTCCCCGACTGCGGGATTCGTTACCTCGTCATCCACGCCAAAGGTGTACGTGGTCTTCGTGCCTTGACTATCGGTAACGTGAAAGATAGCCGTATTCGGATCGTATGCGCCGTTGGCATCGGTAATCGTTCCAGTGACAATTACCTCATTACCGGGCGGGTAAACATTCGTTTCAATATTGGTTATAATCACGCATCCGATAAGGTTACGGTATAAGCCGTCGCGTCATCCAGCGAAACCCCGTAAACAAGGGCATCCGAGACGACTGCGGTAACAGGCGGCACGGCAGGCGGGAAAACGCGCAGCGGGTAGCAGTAGATGAGCATATACCGTGCGACCACATCAAAGGTTTCACTCGGTTGTGCCATCGAAGGAACGAAAGGCCGCCCCATTGTCATCGCTGCGAACTTACGATCTAGGTTCATGTCATCTCGCCGCGCGTAGCAGTTACGCCGTTGTCGCTGACCGCCGCAGTCGCAACCGTAGTCGTGCCATCGTCAGCGTAGACCGTCTGCGCGGTATTGGTTTGTGTGAGCTTATTGCGCCCTAACATCTTGACCCAATTAATCATGTCCTTGATGCTAGCAGTAGCCGCTGGCGGTGCGCTGGGTTCTGCATACGTGTCTACGGTTAGAGCATCAACAACTTCTGTGTTGACTTGGGTTGCGCTGATGTCATTCAACCCCGTTAACCCCGTACCTTTCGCTAACACAATATTCGTGCCAGCGGTCAGAATACGGGTTGCGTATGACCATATATCAGCCACGAGTGTACCGAAACTAGTTAGACTGCGTGACGCGGTATTCCAAACCTTGTCCGCAGCCGCCTGTGTAATCCCGACATCAGCGGTGACGCTGCCAACGCTGCCGACGACATTTCGGCCGACGTTACCTGTAACCGAGCCAACCGCACCGACAACGCTTGCGGGTGTCGCGGCGTTGAGGCTCGTCTTCATTGCAGTTGTGAAGTCGCCATTGGTCGGCGCATTGGTGAGATTGGTTACAGTGGCAATAGCGTTATCTACATTCTTAATCGTCGTTCCACTGAGGTCTAACACGGTAGTCGGGCTGCCCACATTC